CACGGCGTAGGTCTCGCGTACCGCGCCCTTCACGCCAGTCGTGCCCTCGTCGATACCGTTCGACAGAAGATCCCATATCTTGCTCTTGTCGACCGTCCCCCAGTCCTTCGACGAAACACTGTCGCCAATCTTGAAGCTCTTAGGCATTGCGAGCCCCCTTCCGGCCCTTCGACTTCGTCTTCGGTGGTGCCTGTTCCGGGGCTTCCGGCGCCTGTTCGGCAACCGGTTCGTCGGCCTTGACGACGTAGCGACCGCTCTGCATGTCGCGGACCTGAAGGATTCCGGTCTTCGTGATGTTTCCGGAGCGCATCGGCATTTTGACGATGCTCCCCGTCTGGGTGTTCAATTTCACAACAGCCGTTGCCATCTCACTCCTCCTCAGGCTGCCTTCTTCTGGTAGTAGCCCTGATACCAACCATCGATATCAGGCTGGGACGCCGGATTCTTGATCCACGAGCGCAGCCTATCGACAAACTGCTCGCGATCCTCTGAAACAGGCGTCGGGTAACAGAGACAATTACTATGAGGCACCGATGGCTCCTGCCCCTTCGGGTACACCCCGGCACCCATTCCGTACAGGTCCGTCTCGGCATACGAGTTGCACACGTCTCGCAGAGGATGACTCGAAGACAGGTTCCAGCGCACGCCCAGATACGACGGTGACACCTGGCCAGCCGAGTACGTCGACTCCATGTAAGCGCTCGTCATCTCCGTGCGGGCGAGCCTGAGCGCCTCGTAGCACAGATCCTTCGGGATACGCCCGCCCATGCGCTTCATCATGTTGGGGTAGTTTTCTGCGAGTGTCCGCGATCCCTGCCGGACATACTGTGAGAGATCTCGTGCCACCCTTACCGCATCCCTACCGCGTGCAGCACCGTCGAGCACAATCGACTTCATGGCGTCGGTAGCGTACTCGGCTTGCTTCCAGATCCGCTGCGAGATCGTCATACCGCCCTTGTACCGTGCCCACAATGCCTCGACGGCCTCGGTGTTGACCTGCGCAAGGCTCCACTGGAGCTTGGCGAAATCGAGCTCGGCTCCAGCGGTCTTCAGTATGTCCTGGAGGTCCTCGTAGATCGGCTTGGATGCCGCGTCAAAGGTCTTGCCGAGTCCCTCCTTGACGATCTTCTCGGTCCCCTTGGCAATCCTCTCCGCTTCTGCCCGGAGCGAGCGCTCAAGCGCCCGGCGGTGCGCAAGCGTGAGCCCGTACTTCCCGCGCTCCTGGTAGACGCGTTCCAGCGTCTTGATCTCCTCGGCGACGCGATCTGCAGCGTCTTCGTAGACCTTGCGGATAGACGGGTCTTGCCTCAGCCTGAGCGCAAGGTACTCGCTCCGACCTTGCAGGATGCGCTGGGACATCTCGCGGCTGTTGGCCTTCTGGATCGCCGAGATGCTCTTCATGGTGGTCTCGCTCACGCCGGCCATCACTTGGCCTCCAACGCGGCCCTGATGGCCTTGTACTCGGTCTCGACGAGTTCACCGTCCTCGACTCGCCGCCTGAGTATCATGTCCTTGACGATGCGTTCGCGCTCACCGGGAAGCTCGGCGTCGTCGGTGATGTAGTCGTGCATGGTCTCGACGTACTGCGACAGGAAGTCCGCCGCTGCCTCGGAGCTCATGATCTGGCTCTCAACCGCACGGGCCAGAGCACCGACGATCTTGTCGAGGGTCTCCGCAACGTCCTTGTCGTCGCGCGGGTCGATCTCGTCCCAGATCAGCGTAGTCTCATAGGTCTCAAACTTGCCCCCATTCGCAAGCGTTGTCATCGCCAACACCATGCGGGCGACGAGCTGCCAAGCCTCCGTGAAGCACTCACGCTTGCGTGCCACTCGGCGCACCAGAATGGGCATTTGCTCGCGCACGGAAGATAGCGAGCTCGGCGTGTGAACCCCGAAGGCGAACTCCGGGGTCTCGGAGGTGTCGACGATGAGGTAGAACAGCAAGTGCAGGAGGTCGGTGGCATCGCCGGTGGAGCTCCGTGCCTCGATGAACTCCGCGTCGTCGCCGTCCTGGAAGAACAGAATCTCGCGGCCCGAAAGGTTCACCGTGATGCCGTTCTCCGCGTCCGCCGCCGGGTTGGTAATTCCGCAGTTTTCCTTCAGGAACTTCGCGACGTTCTTGAGCTTGAGCTTGAGCCTCGGCGTCGAGTGGAGCTTCGAGCCCTGAATCGCGTGCATCATCACGTCGTGATAGGCTTTGAGGTAGGGCTCGACAGCCTCGAGGTCCGAGCGCCCGAACACCCGAGAGCTGTCGGGCTCGTTCTGAAAGCGCACGATCGGTATGAACCCCCAGGGGTTCTCCACCTCGCCGACCTCTACGCCCTCCGGGGTGTCGCCCGACACGATCTCGGTCTTGATCTGCTCGGCGCTGATCTTCTGCTGAATCACGCACTGCCGAGAAGCCCCCGCACTGTCCTTCCAGGAATACTGGCTCTTCAGCGTGTACTCGATCTCCTGACCGGTGAGCGGGTTCCGCACGACATTCTCCACCATGTCGGCCGGCATGACGTTGTAGATGATCTGCGCGCCCTCGGGGAACAGGAGGCCGCCCCTGTCCTCCCTGCTCAGACGTACGTAGCAGTCGCCGTCCCTGAAGGCGTTGCGGTGAGTCTCCTGCATCTTCGCGACGTTGCGAGCCGCAAAGTTCTCGAGCTCCGTCTGGGCATCTTCGTCGTCGATCCTGAACGTCGGAACCCCCATGAATGCCACGGCGGTGTTGATGATGGGCTTGGCGAACCCCGCACCGAGCTTGTAGTTGGCACGAACATTGTCATAGAGCTCGCGGGCCATGACGTAGTTAACATGAGACGAGTCGAGGGTGTACACGGTGCCACTGCTACCGCTTGCCACCCGGATGTTTGAGATTTCGCCTCGGAAAAGCTTTGAGAGAAAGCCCAGTATAGTTCCCCTCCCAGGGTCAGGGCACAAAAAAAGGGCGCGGAACAGGTCTAGACTACAAGTCCTGTGCATTGCACAGAAAACGAGTAATCCACACCTGCTCCGCGCCCTTCCGTTCTCGGTTGGGGGCTTGGAACACCCCGTCGCTAGTTGCCGATACTATCGGCCTACTGTCTGTAGACTGAAATCTACACCCTAATGAGTACTGGTGTCAAGAGCTACATCCTGCGAGATACGATACTTCTTGTGTACCTCCATGCCCGCGTATTCGCCCTTGACGAACTGTATAACGACCTGTCCGTACTGTAGGAACTCGCGGGCCTTTCTGATGTCGGAGATAAGCCTGTGATTCGCGTCCACCCATTCCAGCACGTCCTTCGTTACCCTTACCACACACACCTCCATCAGCCGTAGATCCGCGCACCAGCCAGGAGCCTCACGGCCGCATCGTTCTCCGGCTGCCAGTCTACCAGTCCGAGCATCACCGCCCCTCCCGACAGCGGGTCTACCTGATCATCGTGAGCCCCCCTGGGGAACGCTCCGACTTCGGCCACGAACTCATGCGTCCAGTCACAGCCGGTTGGTAGATGCACGTTGCCGGCCTCAAAGAGAGCTTCCAGCGGAGTAGCCCGCACGACCTTGTCACCGTGCTCCGCAAGCGGTTCTATCGACCTGGTTCCCGACAGCGATGCGCTGAGTGTCTCGTAGGCGTCCTTCGAGTCGGTCCCACACAGTATCCCCACTCTGACATACGGGCCGTCTCGCTCGGTTGTTGATTCGATAATCTCATCGCGCTTTGGAGCACTCTCTCTCACCCGCACTACGTCTTTGATCCACAGATGCGGTGTGTCGCCCAGCAAATCAAATGCCATGAGGATTCCCACGGTGTAGTCTGGATCGGCCTTCACGCGCTGCTTCTCGGTGTGAGCAAGATCCCAGATCCGCGCCCACTGTAGGTACTGCGGAAACTCCAAGAGATCATGGTACTGGATCTTGTTGGTCTTCAAGAGTCCTCCCTCTCGTGCCGTGGGTTCGCACTGCAGCAGAGCAGCGACACCGTGCTCCCCGTACCGTGCGCGGATCGTCGCGCGCTGGGTGACGTACCACTGCATAGGGAATCGCTCAGGAAAGAGAGTCCCGGTCTCGTAGTCGTCGCTGAATGCTGGGAACGTGATGAAGTCGAA